GCGCATGATCGTGCGCCAGCCGCTCGAACTCACCCAGAGCGCCGACAAGTTCGACATCAAGGTCACGGTCGCCGGCGGCGGCATCACCGGCCAGGCCGGTGCGATCCGCCTCGGCATCGCCCGCGCCCTGATCGAATACGACGAAAACCTGAAGCCGCAGCTGCGCAAGGCCGGCTTCGTGACCCGCGACGCCCGTGAAGTCGAGCGTAAGAAGGTCGGTCTGCACAAGGCCCGTCGCGCCACCCAGTTCTCGAAGCGCTAATCCTCACCCGAGGCTGCACTTCGACCGTCCGGTGCACCAGGTCAGAGCGCACCGCACGGCCCAGGTATTGGGAGATCGTCTAACGGTAGGACAACGGACTCTGACTCCGTTTATCTAGGTTCGAATCCTAGTCTCCCAGCCACATTAAGCCCCTGTGTTTACAGGGGCTTTTTGTTTTTGCGGTCTAGCTCCAGGCGGTCAACCGTAAAATCAGCCGTAAAATTCAGACACCTTTGGGTGTCGTTACGATCGGCACGCTGAGATCGTAAACGTCCATCATCTGCTCTTCTTTGTGACCGCTTGCTTCTCGTTTGTCATGTCGTGTGCCCTCTGTGTCGGTCACGCCTCGACGTTTGAGGTCATGCAATCCGAACCGCTGATCCTTTGATATGGCGCCGTCTTTGAGCGCTTTGCGCATGATTCTTTGCCAGGCGGAATCCAGTGCAGATTTCTTCAGTGGGTAGCCGTCCAGTCCGACGACAAGAACGCGCTTTTGTGGGGCAAGGGGGACCGGAACGTGTTGCTCGCTCCAGATCCTGTTGCGTACGGCGACGAGCCAGTCCCATGCGGCTCGTAAGCGAGGTGTCCACGCAACAATGACGTCACGTGATCCCTTCCGTCGATTGGTCAGCAAACCTTCGTGCAGCGAATTGGCATCTGTGAGTGTCACAACTTCGATGCCACGTAGTCGGCAAAGGTAGGCAATATCGGCCACAGCCCACAAATAGGGCGGGCAACTCCCTTTGCTTTTGGCTGGCAATTGTCCGCATTCCGCCGCCATTTGGATGATCTTGGTCATCACCTGGGGGTCTGGTAATCGCCGCAGCTTGCGCTCTTTGGCCTGGGCTACGCCTTTAACCGGGTTGTGAGTGATGTGTCCGCGGCGAACTGCCCATGAATAGACCAATCGCAAGTAACGCGCCAAGTGGTTTGCTTTTGTGGGTGTGCCATTGCTCGCGAGAACGTCCACAATTTTTTGAAAATGATGGGTCTCCAATCGTGCATAGTCGAGTTTCCCAAGCGGCTGTCCAAGCTTCGTTTGGAGCGATAACGCAATCCGCTGCTGCGCTTCGTAGTCCTTTTGAGTGCGCTCGGCGAGAGCTTTAAACACATGGCTAGCGTGATACTGCTCGCACAGCCATTCGAGGGATTTGCGATTGATGCCTCGGACCTCTTCCATGGCTCGGTGTAAATCCGAGAGCATGGCATCTGCATTGAAGAGCTTTCGTCGCTTTGCCTTTGTTCCCTGCAAAATGATGTACCAGACGCGATCACGTTTGTCCCAATAACACCCAACTGGCAACTTCTTTTGATCGATGTGCGCTGGCATTGAAGTATCGTGTTTGCGCTTTCTGCCGCGAGTCATAGGATGTCTCCGTTGTACGCGCCGTCGTTGCTCGCTTCGTTGATTCCCAGCGAAGCGTTCACGGCTTGAATCGTCGTCCACGGGCCATCAGCACCATCCTTGATAGCGATACCTTGTCGACTCGCCCATCTGCGCACAGCAGCTTCTGTGCGCTTGCCCGATAGCGTGCGCAATAACTTGGCGTCCACAATGTGGTGGTTGTTGCTCATAAGGCTTTCTGTTCCCTTTTTTTGATTATTGGATTGACTATTTGTGAGCCGATGCAGCCGGCTGTTCGTTCGGGCCACGCTGGAAGACCCAGCATTTGACGGTGCGGCCGCGGGATTCGTCGGTACTGTCGTGGAGCCAGATGGCGCTGTTGACGGCCTTGGTGTCCACGAATTTGCGCGCGCGCGAGGTGCGCAGGTGCGTCTTGAGATCAGACAGTGACGGCACTTCGAGACGGTGGTGTGCCGCGATTTGTTCGAAGTGGTTGAGGTTGACGGCGATCTCCCGCGGATTGCGGCTGTGATTGAGCGACGGCGCGGCAGCGTTCCAGGTGTCGAGGTAATCGAAGCGTTCCCAAAAAATCTGCACGACCTTGTGATCGTTGCTGATGGACTGCTGACGCTCGACCGCCATGGCTTCCACTTCGCGGCGCACCGCGTCCCTTTGCTCGTCGGTGAGCGTGACGACGTGCGACAGCGCATCGAACACCGCAAGCAACTGGCCGTGGTTCTTGGCGATACGCGTGGTCTTGATGTCGGGATGGGCCAGCAACGCCTGCTCGTGCTGCGGTGCGTTGGCCAAGATGGTCTCGATCGCCTTCGATTCGGCGCGCGTCGCCAGCAGCAAGAAGTGGCTCAGCGCATCCACCGGTATTTGTTCCAGCTTGAGCGCCGCCGCGCGCGTCTGCGCCGTATGGGTCGAACAGTCCACCGAGATATGGCAGATGCGCTGCATGATGGCTTCGCTGGCCTCCACCTTGGCGTTCTGCGAAATCACCACGGTGGCGCGGAACGGCGGCTCGCGGGTGTCATTGCCTGAGTTCTTGACGCCCGTCGCCCGCACGCTGCGGCCGTTGTAGGCGGTCTTCAGTTCTTCCCACTCGAAGCTCTTCTTTGCATCGTTGCCGCGGTCGCTCTCGATCAGCACCACCGGCAGGTTCGACACCTGTGCGAAGTTGCGCGCACGCGCGGCAGGGGTCGCCTTGGACGGGTCAAAGCCTTCGTAGTCGCGGCGACCAAACAGCCGCCACATGAATTCGATCAAGGTGGACTTGCCGGCGCCGGCCTGGCCGACCAGTTCCAGGAACGGATAGCTCTTTTGCACCTGGCGGATTTGCTCCGCAAACAGGCTGCCGAACCAGAAGGTGAGTGCGACCAGTCCTTTGGCGCCGAAGCACTGCCAGACCAGATCGAGCCACTCCGCGCGATAGTCGGCCCGGTCGCGGTTGATGGTGAGCTGCGGCGAGTGGCTGAGCGTCTTGAGGTTGAGCTTGCCCAGCTCGAAGTAATCCTCGTCGTTGAGCGTATGCACCACGCCATCCTTGATGGCGATGTCGCCCATGACGTACACGCCGTGCTCTTTGCTGTAGCCGATGAAGTCGATCGTCTCGACCGCTTTGACGTTGAACAATTGCCGCTGGATGATGCGGTCGAGTTGCTGGCTGGTGCCGGTGAAGACGGCGCCCGGTGCAATGCTCAATAAGCGTTTCTTGAATTCGCTTGCGCTGGCCAGGCTGCTGCCGGCAAAGGTGTTCTTCACCGACCCACCGCCGTGCGGAAAGCTCACGCGGTAGTAGTACCAGGATTCGTTGGTGACGGCGTTGGCCTGGAAGTACAGCGGCTGCGGGTTGCAGTTGGCGATCTCCACGTTTTCGCAGGCTTCCACCAGCGCCTGATCGCGACGTTCCTGCTCGTCCTGGTCGGGGTCCTTTTCCTCGAGCTGCTGCATCGCCTTGTCGAGCGCTTTGATGTCCAGATCAAACCAGTACAGGCGGTCGGCGAAGTCGTAGAAGAACGTGGCCATGCCGGTGCGCCGATAGATCAGTCGCGCCTTGTCGGCATGATTCCGCGCGATCAGCAACGACCCCTGATACAGGTATTCGTCGATATCGCTGGGCATAAGCTTGTCGGCCAGATGCAGGTCGTTCCAGTCCTGCTTGCCCTTGCTGGTCTGCGGAATGGTCGCGGCCTCGCACTTCCAGCCCTCCTTGCGCGCGCGCTTCACCCAGCGCTGCGTGTAGTCGCGGCCGGCGGCGTCGCCGTCCAATGCCCACACCAGCGTAGGCAAATTGTTGCTGCGCTGTGCATGCAGCCGCGCCAGGAACTTCTCCGGGTAGTTGTTGCAGCTCATGGCCGACACCGCGTCGATGCCGTGGTGGCCCACCGCAATCGAATCAAAGATGCCCTCCACGAACCACAGCTTGTCGAGGGTGGCCAGCTTCTCGCCGGTGACGGTGGGTGGCACCCACACCTCGCCCGCATAGCTCTTGCCCGGCGCAAAGCGCGCTTTCATCTTGCCAAAACGATGGGCGCGATCGATCAGACGTTCCCAGTAGCTGCCACCGGGCAATGCAAAGCGCACCGTGGCAGAAGTGGCGCCGCTGTCCAGGTCTTTGAACCACTCTTGGGTATACGTGCCTTGCACATGCGCCAGATTGAAGCCGCGCGAATTTTTCAGATACGCATCCGCTGCGGCATGCGGGTTGTCTTCGGTCTTCTTGTAGCGCTCGGACCAATCCTCGAAGAGATCGGGATAGAGGTCTTTGACGGACGCTTCGTAGCCACAGTTTTTCAGGCGACCGCAGCGAATCACCCATGGCGCGCTGGCGTTGGTGTACAGCTCCGGCTTGCCACAATCCGGGCACTTGCCGCCGCGCAGATAATCCTTCTTGGCCTTGAAGCCAAATTGATGGGTCAGCTCGCGCGTGATATCCGCGAGCAGTTCCTGGCTCATGGCGTAACGCGGCGCGCTCATGCAGTGTCACCGTTCGATGCGTTCGGAGCAGTAAGCGCATCGGCGCTGCACCACAGGGCCGCGTGCGGGCCACACGCAGCGCCCATGCGGCGCATCACGTCGCAACTGGTGCCGAGATAGGTTCGGCCCTCCATGTCCTGGTCATGCCAATAGTCCTCTTCATCGCGCGTCGTGGGTGGTGCGCAATCCGGGGGCAAGATGCAAAGGTGAAACTGGCCGCCCAATTCGTCGGGGGACGTGTGGAACATGCAATCGAGGCAGGTCTTTCCGCGCGTTTTTGCAATCATGCGGCGCGCTCCATGTCGAGCGCCGCCATTTCCGCGTCGGCGATGGTTTGCTTCAAGTGCAAGTGGATGACGCGCAGTAGTTCGTACACGTCGTGGTGCTTGACCATCCCTTGCTTGAGCGCAGCGGAAAGGCCGGATGCGGCGGCAAGCAGCGCATCGTTGGCGAGGTTCAATTCGGCGAAGGTGTGTTCGATGTGTCGGCGGGCGACGAATGCAGCGCGCAGGCGAATACATGCGGCACAGAAGGGTGCAGACATGGGGCGGTTCCTGTATCGGGTTAAGCCCGTCACCCCGCTGCTAAACAGGGTGACGGACGGCGCGGGGTTAGCAGACCGGCGATACAGGAACCCGGCAGGCCCGAAGGCCTCCCCACGCCGCCCGCCATAAAGCGAACCGCGCTGCGCGCAAGCGTGCGACGACTGCGGGCATAAAAAATGCGCCGACATCAGTCGATGGGCGCTTGTGCGCCTGTATCTGATCGGGCTGCTAAACCCGGTCGCCGATTGGGCGGCGACGGCTGAAGCATCCCTCTCTGAGAGGGGACGTGTCAACGTCTGTTCGCGCGTATTTGCATTCATCAGGCAAGCCGTATCCGTGCCGGCTGCGCAACGCAGCCGGTGAAGGAAGAAGAAAGAGGGGAGGGTTAGGACGCTGCGGCTAGATCAGCCGGCACGCCGTCCGCATTGCTGAGTGATGTGAGGCGCATCATCGTGGCCGCGTTCGTGTTGCATCGTGGCCATCTGCAGCACGTCGCTCGCCGTCAGGGCATAGGCGTGGCCGGTGGTCGGATCGACCACGCGGATCACGTAGGACGTGCTGTGGCTGATATCGAAATACGCGGGGACGTGCTTGGCCTGCAGCTCGGCCAGCGCGTGCATGGCGTAGTGCTGTGCGGCGTTTTCAGTGATGCCGGTGGTGACCATCAGGTGCGCGCAGCAACGTTTGACCAAGTGCTCGCTGTCCAGGTGCTCGGCCTGGTGCGTGACGATGAAACGCGTCGCGCTGTGGATCAGCATGGCCGCGTGGGTTTGATCGTGAGGAAGCGAAAGAGAAAAAGACATGGGAACCCCTGCGGTCAGTTGAGCACCATGGGTGCGTAGGAAGAACCTGCCGCACCGGCGGGCGGTGGCGCAGGGGTTTTATCGGCCGTCTGGTGTGGGGCCGAAGCCACGACGATGTCATTGGCGCGACGCTCCACGATGGGCAGCGACACCTGCGTATTCGGGACCAGGCTCGGCACCAGGGTGCGAACGATGCCGAGCTGCGCCACACAGCGATGACTGCAGTCGACATTCATGCAGTCGAAATAGATCTCACGCACCAAGGTGCTCAACTGCCGTGACGTGATGGTGCGCATGCGCGACTGGCAGTGCGGGCAGGCCATGGTGTTGCGGGGAGCCGTCATGTCCGTTTAGTCCTCATACACCGCGTCTACGCTTACCTAGCCTCAAGACCGGTAACGGTCCTGCGTTGATGCCGATGAGCCTGGCCTTCGAGATACACCTCCAGGACGTAGGCCGCATCAGTCTTGTTCTCGGCCGCGTCCAGCGCCTTACACCGTGCCAGGTGCGCCGGGTCGAGTCCGATCGGAACACGCTTTCGATTTGCCGTGCCGCGCGGCGCATAAATCCGCGGGCGATAACCAGGAGAGTTCTTCATGGCGATGGGGTACGATGCCGATGGGTTACACAATTCGAACAATATTGCACAAAATGTGAAAACGCAAGCAATTGCGACAGGGGATTTCACATTTCGTGTCGGGGAACTACTCATGGATGCCAACGACATCATCCAGCGCATGCGCCAGGTCTATGGGGCCAAGAACGACTCGGCGCTGGCCGCTGCCTTGAACCTTGCGGTCAGCGCGCCGAGCAACTGGCGCAACCGCAATAGTCCACCGTTTGCGATTTGCGCAGATATAGCCGCAGAAAAGGGCATTTCGTTGGATTGGCTGATTTTTGGAATCGGCGATATGCGGCTAGGCGTCCGGACGGAAACGCCAGGCACGCCAGGACGTGCGGAAACTCAGCCCACGCCGAGCCCAGCGGCGGAGCGTCTTTCGCAGTTTGTGTATTGGTGGGCTGTCAATCGCTCACAGGATGAGATGATCTGGCTGGAGCAGCAGTTCAAGCGTGCTGTTCCGGAATACGGGGATTGGCTGGCGAATCTGGCAACCCTTAGTCGCTAGTTCGACTTGATGTCCATGAAAACGCCGTTTTTTGCTGCGTTTTCTTTGACTCCGATTTAAGGGGCACCCTGCGTCGTACCGGGACGTGGCCGATGTGGACAAGTTCACAGGACGGGTTTTGCGCTGACGCAAAATCGAGTAGCGTCTAGCCCAAGGATTCGCCGAGGGGCAGGGATGATTCGTTCTGCGGTGGGAAAACTCTTAGCGCTGTGTGTGGTGTTGGCTCCGTTGTCGGTAGCTAGCGCACAAAGTATGGATAACCTCCAGGCGCAAAACGAAGCACTTCTCCAGGCTAGCGATCAAGCTTCAGCCCATTCGGCACTATTGGCGCAACCCGCTCCTCAGCGCCTCTTACCGCACCAGTACGCTGAAATGCCGTACACCGCCAAAGCGGACTTTCCTGAGCTGTCGATTGCAGAGGCCATCCTCAACCAACCGGACGACAGCATTGACCTCGCCAAAGTGGAGATCACTGTCGAAAGGTTGATCGATCCGTCGGTCAATCAGTTAGGAACGTTGCGTCAGTTGGACCAGCTAGCCGAAGCAGCGAAAGCAAGGTTTCCCCAAGGCGAGCGAACCGATCCCCAAGATAAGATGCTTATTCTCATGTCGACCATGAGAGACCCAGGCCCTTGGAATAGCAATCGGGCATTCGCTTATGACCTGGACGACCCGCTCGGGGCAAGCCTCAACTCCAAGTTGCTCTCTCAGTTTCTCGCTACACGCAAAGGCAACTGTGTCTCCATGCCTGTCATGTATACGGTGCTTGCGCAAAAGCTGGGGTTGCCGGTCACGCTGTCAAACGCACCACGCCATGTCTTCGCAAAATTCCGTATGGATGATGGCGACTGGACGAACCTGGAAATTACCTCTTACGGCGGACAGACGGAACAACATGTCATTGAACGCAATGGCATCAGCCCCACTGCCGTGGGTAACCACCTATGGTCGCGAGTACTCACGAAAAAGCAGTCGGCCATTGTGATCATGCACACTTTGGCCGAGCACTACGAGCGATCAGGGCAGCTAGAGAAAGGGCTTGCACTCACCCAGTTGTTTCTTCGAGAAGACCCCAAAGACATCACTAGCCTTGTGTGGCGTGGGGATCTCTTTTGCAAATTAAGTGATCAACGCTACAAGAAATACGGAAACTTTAGGAATATTCCTGCCTCGCAACGTCCCGACTTCGACGCGCTGGAGAACAACTGCGTGCTTGATCACGACAAAGCGACAGAGCTGGGTTGGGTGAATGAAACACCTGAGCACAAAGCGCAGTACCTAGAGATGGTCAATCAGGTCAAAAGCAGCCACGGAGGATAATCATGAGCAAGAAACTAACGGCAGTCGTGCTTGGACTGACCATTGCCGTATTCTGCCACCCGGCGCAGGCGCGCTATCTTCAATCTGACCCGATTGGATTGAAAGGCGGGACCAACACCTACGCTTACGTGCACAACAGTCCCTTGCGATATAGCGATCCGTTGGGCTTGATGGCCTACGTCAATCAGGTTGGCAACAATATTTCCATTGTATTGCCGATCAAGTTCACGGGTGGTACGTATGATGAGCAGCAAATGATGGCGGGTTCAATCGCCAACACTTGGACTGGTCAGTTTGGTGACTACAATGTCGTCACAACGGTAATCAACGCCGATACGATGTCTGAGCCAGTAAATGACATCACAATTGCACCGGGGCAATCCGATGCCCTCGGACTGTCGCGCGTGTATGGGGACTTGAAAAGCGGTCTCTGGTTTGGCAAGCCCACGCGTACTTGTGGCTTGGACTTTGCGCACGAGGCCGGGCACCTAATGGGCCTAGGCGAGCATCCTTATACGAATACCATCATGGATGATGTAAATACGACACCGACCGTTACCGGTGATGACATCACCAACATCATCAACAGTCCATACAACATTCTCACGCACATACCGCCGCATCCATGAAGAACGGCACATCGCTCACAGCCATTGCATTGATGCTGCTGGTGTCGGCGCAAGTTTCCGCCCACGCTCCCACCATCGTTAGCCCGATGTTCAAAGTTTGCGCGCAATCGCTGCCCGGTGTGACTTACCACGTCACTGATGGCCTGGATGCGGCGGGAGGGGCTGCGCACCGAGGGCGCGCTTCGATCGACATAATGATCGGCAGGACGCTTGATCGGCCACCGGGTATGAAGCGTTACGACCCCAGTCAAACGCTTCCCGATGCGATAACCCCGTTGGACGAATCGACGGGTGCGAATGGGCGTGGGAAAGCGAAGCTCTTGGGTTTCGGTTTTGGAATGGTCCGCAATGTCGGGCCGAAGCCGTTTCAGGACCAAGTCTTTATCGTTCTGACAGCGGCCGACGGTGCCGCTAACACGGCCTTGTTGAATCAAGTTAATTCTGCGTTGGTGCGTTGCCCGATCGAAAAGCGCAAAGCCAAAGTCTCTCAATAGGTCACTCCCAACGCGTACTGATATTTGTAACCGCTATGGACAGAGGGTCAATCATGCCTACGCCCGAACAAATTGCTCAGGCAGATAAGTTTCGACAAGCTTATAAATCTGCAAACTTGCTGGAACGCTTCAATGAGATCGAGACTCCCAAGGATCTGTGGCGAGGAATGAAAGCCTCGCGGTTCGAGGAATTGAATGGAGATATGGAGCGAGTCAAGGCCGAATCGCTAGAGCCGCGCATAGAGAGAACTATTCTCACTGCAGACGGAAAAGTGGCATTCCGATCAGTCGACGTAGAAATCGACATGTCCAGGGGGACTCCATGGGTTTTGGGCTGCAGCACCATGCGTGGTGGTGGCAAGCATTGGGGGATTTCTCTATTCGACAGGGTTCCGTCCTATGCGCTCAATGATGGTTGGAAGCATCTGAAACTTCCCGGCGGGACTCCCATTCCTGAGCCGTTGGCGGTCACTCAAGACTCAGCCAAGCAGGGAAAATCCAACCACTACACGATTGCTCCGAAGTGGGACATGCCGCTCGGGCTTTATATGGAATGGTTGTCCGTTATGGCAAAGCGCATCACGACGTGGACAAAGGTATGAGCTCAAACACGCTAAACAAAAACACCCTGTTGCATTCCATACAGTGCGTGGAAGCGATGTCTCGTCTTATGGAAGAGTACCTCGTTACTTCTGCGGCGACTGATGCAGATCGCGAGACCTTTGGTGAACTCCTGATGGACTTCGATAGCGTTATCGACAATCTGACTACCGTCTACGAGGAAGTACGGAATGGCGACGAACACTTCCCGCCTGCCGAAGAGCTCACCGGTGCATTCAACCAATTCGCACTGACACGAAAATCCTAATTGACTCGACTGTTGGCATCCTGCCAACTTATGCACGTGGCTCTACCGAAAGCCGAGTAGTCACGCATCAAGAACATAAGAATGCGAATGGCTATCCGCTGAACTCAAGCTCGCAGAGTACCCGTCTGGATAAGGGGAGCCATTCGCTCTAAGACTGGCTAAGTGCTTTTGTGCCTTCGGTCGCACATGATGACCTGGGGCTTTCGCAAAATCTCGCGAATCTACACCGAATTCACGCGTGGAATTGAAAGATTGAGGATCATCGGCCCATATACTGGGCCGACTCGGAAACAACAAAACGTCACCACATCTCGGTCGAGGGGCACGGAGCATGGGGAAGGGGCAGTGGAGGGGCGGGTGGCTAACGCAAATTGGAGTTTGTGTCAGCTACGCGTTGGCATTCGTTGGCATTCACTCGATAACGTCGGCTCCCGCCCACTGGCACCTCTACGCCGGCCTTCAAGTCATTAGCCTGCTCATGGTCCCCTATCGCTATTGGGGAGCCCTGCTTGTTGGGGAAGCGATCCCGAACGCTTACGAAGCATGGCAGTGCCTTGGTGATTTCGGACCTACGTGGGTCGCTGTCCGCATGATTCCGGAGATCCTCTTCACGATGCCCATCGTGTGGTGGTGCCGGAGCGAACTGAACATCTTTCCGACGAAACACCTGGTCAATATCAAGACCCTGCTGCTGTGCCTTCTCCTGGTATCTGTGGCCCTTAGCGCCTACAGCTACGCCCTAATCTCGACACTTCACATTACCAGCGGTCCGTTCCGCCTAGGGCCGATGCTGGCCGGTATTTACTTGGTAGGTAATTACGCTGGCCTCCTCACACTCGTACCGTGGGCGCTGATCGTGCGTCTGGACTACCGAAAGGGGAATTTCAAGGAGCGCTTAGAACGTATCTGGTCGAGCAAGCTACTTGCCGATGCGCTTGGGATTGCCTTGCCGGTGATTGGTTTCATGGCGTGGTTTGCTGCGAAGTCTGATCTGACACAGGCGACGCTGATAGAGATGGCCATGTTCATTCCGGCGGCGTGGCTAACCGTCAAGCATGGCTGGCGTGCAGCAGCGCTCGCCGGCACGATGGTCATCATCTGCAACGGCCTCCTGCAACCTGACCTTCCCACTACGTCCAACGTCGTAGAGATCACTGCCGGGTTGTGTCTTGCTGTAAGTGGCCTATATGCCCTGGGTGCCAAGGTCACCGCGCAGAACCTGCGGGACGAGCGCGAGCGTGTAGCGGCTGAACAGGTTCAGCAGATGGGGCGGCAACACCTCATGCTGAGTGAGCGCCGGATGAGGCAAGCAGCGGAACGTCTGGAATTTGTTGCGGGCTCACTGCACATCACTAATGCGCAGGTTCTTGATCACATGCGGCGAATTCTGCCCAACATTGAGAGCCACGCTTTCTACAAGCGCGCTGTCCTCGCGCACGAGCAAGTCTATAGGCTGGCCGAGAGCCTGCATCCCTCAGCGTGGCGTGATCGCGGTCTTCCGGCGGCATTGAACGAGACCCTTGCCCGCGCACTAGATGAGGCAGGTGTGGCCTATAGCTGCGAGATTGGTGGGCGCGGCTTTATGTTCTTGGAGCCAGGCGTGCATAGCGCTATCTACCGGACAGCCTGCGAAGCCATTGTTCACGTCACTGCCAATCTCTCGTGCTCGCGTGTCAAGTTGACGGTGCGCGCTGGCGAAACGAATCAACGTCGCTGGGTAGTGGTCCGTGTCGAGGGGCATCTTGATGCCAACGAAGTGGCCAACGCGGTCTACTTCACTGCGTCCCGCCGCGACCTCGCGGTGAAGCTAGGCGCCAACCTCGCCAGCGTTGATGAGATGCGCATTCACGCTCAAGCATTCGGCGGGGAGCTTCATGTGCGGTCGACGCTCGACCGGACGAAGGTGACGGCTCTCTTGCACAGTCACGCAGCAGGAGTGCAGAAGGAAAAGGCTTCCGCACCCCTGCGATTGTGGGTGAACTGAATCAGTTGGTTGGCGAGTTGGAACTGGCTGCTGCAGAGCAACTCACAGGGTTGGTGCATGTATTCGCAACAAGGAACTGGGTTGTTCCATTGCTCTGCGGCGTTGCCATGACCGTCGTTGTCGCATCGCTGTAGACCACTTGCACGGTCGAGGAGGCACTCGACGCCTCAGTTTGTACGCTCTGAGCATCTACACCCATCGGCAACACGATAGCCGTCCCGGCAGCCGTCGCAACTGCAGCGTGCACGGTGCCGTTCAAATCGTTGACCTGGATGTACTTGATGCCGTGGTGCACGAACACATAGACGTGCCAGTGGGGGTTGGTGCTGAGATCCGCTGCATTCGGCCAAGCCTTACCCAATCCTGTGGCCGGCGTTGAAGTTTGCGCGAAGGCCGTGGACGTCAAACCGATAACGACAAAACCAGCGAGAAGAGCCTTGCGAACTCCTTGAATGCGTAACATTGGGCTTCCCCTTGTGATGGCCGGCAGACCGCCTACCGGATGCTTAGAATTTAGCAGGGGAAATGTATACGCCGATATGAAGGAAGTCCCGCCATTCCCTTGGTCAATTGCTAGCTAGAGTGGTAATGTGGCTCTTCACATTTAATGAACATATTTGCGGCGGCACGGGCGCTTCTCTCTGGGTCGCTGGCGATCGTTCGTAGCGAAAGCCACTCAATTATTACGCTCCCACGTAAGAATCTCAGGTGGCATGTCGCGCAAGAATTCACCCGAAACGGACTCAATCACGAGACACACTGTGGATAAGAAATTTCAAATCTTTATCTCGTCCACATACATGGACATGAAAGCGGAAAGGCAGGCGGCGGTAATGGGCATTCTTGACTCCGGCCACATTCCTGCTGGCATGGAGTTATTCGCGGCATCCGACAAAAAACAGATTGAAGTCATTCATAGATGGATAGACCGTAGCGACATTTTCATGCTGATCCTTGGTGGGAGATACGGTTCCATCGATAGTGACTCGGGGAAAAGCTACATTCATCTCGAATACGATTACGCGATTGCCCAAGGAAAGCCGTTTTTTGCGCTTTACCTCACTGATGACGCGATTAGAAAAAAAGTGCAGGGCGAGCTTGGTCTTGATGCTACTGAGCGAGTCGACACGAAGAAGTTCAATGATTTTCGCGCTTTGGTGAAGAGTAGGCTTTGTAGAGAAATCGAAGACCTAAAAGACATCCACATTCAGGTGGAGAAATCGATTCGCTATCTTTCTGAGACTTGCAACCTGGAGGGCTGGATTAGGGCTGGGAGCAACGGAAACGCGACGGTAGGCCCGCGAGCGGAACTAGATCCGAAGATTGAAATTGTCACCGGGTCAGGTGCGCCCTATAACGTGGATGAGAACCAGTCAGGTTATCAGTTGAGCACTGTTCGCATTGGCATTAGGAACGCGGGCGGAAAAACGCTTTCAAACTGCAAAGTCTACGTCGAACAGATAACACCGCCATCGGAATCAGGAAGCGACAGGAAGTTGCTTCAAGGGGGTGGGTTTCGATTGCGTCACGATGACTCAGAACAATTTGTTGATATCGCATCCCATTGGGATCACATGGACAAGTTCAAATTTAACACCCCGTCTTCAGGCGGCATGTTCGTTCAGACCTACGACATGAGGGGTAATGGTAGATACACCTTTTTGGTAAAGGTGGAAGCAATAGAGTGCCAGCGATCGGCAAAATTTGAGCTTGTTGCGGAAGAAACAAAGAAACTCCATCTCAAATTCCTCGGGTATGCCGATTGACGACACTCCTTTCATAACTCCCGAGGAGGCGCTTTGAAGGCGGCGTACAGCGCGGCCATTATCTAGCGAGTCACTTCGATGATCGTAGGTGAGACACCCAAGACACGCTCTCCGGGCCAATATATTCCGCCGCCGCCAGTCTTGTATTCTCGGACGTGATCGCGCAGTTGTTCGGAGTCAGACTCAAACAAGGTGAAGCGAAATTGTTTGCTAAAACTGGCGCTGATTGGGTCTGTCTCTATATGTAGTTCAATTTCGTATTCTCCGGGGCCCCATTTAAACATTCTTTCAAACAACTCTTTAAAAGGTTCAGAGAGCGTATCGTCCACATCCACGATTTCCGTGCTATTCGGCGGCAACTTTGCGCGCCGCTCGCGGATTTGTCTTGCTACGGCAAGCCTGAGATCTCTAACTTCTTTGTCTGTCTGACGATCAAGGTCCCTGTAAAAGTGGTAATACCTAACCCAATTTTCGCCAGGCTGAATCGTAAAAGGAACCAAAAGGTAGAGTTTAGAATCACCTGGATTTTCAAACTGATGTGCTTCAAGGAGGAACGCCTCGCTTTTATCACGCTTGACGGAAATCGATAGCGAGCGAACTTGGATTTCGCGAGAGCCTACATTTCGAAGACCTATGAGAAGCACGACGTTGGCGTTGCCATATGTGTGAGTAACTAACAGCCTTGTCGGTAGGTCGAGCTTGAGACGTCCGGGGCGAAAGAAAGTAATCAAGGGCGGAAATTGAGAAAGCACTAGAGCGAGCAAAGCGACGAAGCTTTGCCAAAAGGTCCAATCTTCATAGAAGGGGCGAGTGATAATTGGTGCCTGGATAGGCCCGTTCGCAAATAGGGATATCAGCTCGATGGCCATTGAGCGTTCCTACCGTTGAAGTTTGGGTGCACCCTACAGCTTCAAACTACTATAGCAAAGTATTGTCGTTTACTTTCTCGGTATTCGTGCCATCGGTGTCATTCCCATCGTCTACTGCTGCATGGGAACTAGCTGCTGCTTTATTTTCTAGCTCAAGGGAGGTGAGGTAACCACCGTTGCCATCGAGCTTGTGTGTGGCTTTCGCCACAATCCATTCGTAAGCAGTAATGGCATCCGACCATCCCGCCAGTTTCACCGGCATCTCGGGAAAAATGTCCGGGCGACCGATGGCCAAGTCCAGCGTGAACGTTGCCGCGCCGCGCTTCACGCGCGCCAATTCCGCTTCGGCGGCACGCTTCGCGTCCGCTTCGGTGGGGAAATCGCCTCGCAGGATTTTGACGTGTCCATTCTTGCCGGCGAGCGCCAGGTGACCGCGTGCACCATGCATGTCGTACCAACGCGCCCGCACGCCCGTATAGGCGCTGCGGTCAATCTCCTGAAAATGATGCCGATCGCCATTGCTTCGCCGCAGGGTGACCGCCGGCAGCGAAGTGCCGCCGGCCGTCTTCGCTCCGCCGATGGGCGCAAAGAGCAGGCATCCGTTCTTGACCGTCGCCACAGCATCAAACTGTTTGCCGAGGCGACGTAGCAGCGCCATGTCGCTTTCCGTTTGATCGAGCTGCGACACCGGTTGATTCGTAAGCGCGTTTGACACGCGCGGCGTCAATCCATGTTCACCCGCGATCACGCTGACGATGTGGCCCACGGTGGTGTCGCTCCAACTGCGTTCCTTGCGCGTCGCGAGCGGCCCGGACACGCGTGCGCTACGTGCGCGCACCGTGATGGTGTCGGGTGCACCGCGGTGTTCCACTTCGTCCACCATGTACGAACCCTGCAAGCACATGCCGGCGGTGTCGAAGCCGAGCGACACTTCGATGCTCACGCCTTTGCGCGGCATCGCGATGCGTCCGGCGGTGTCCTCAAATTCCAACTCGAGTTGATCCGCATGATCTTCGCGGCACGCGATCAACGTCATGTTGCTGAGATGCGTTTCGAGGCGACGCGTGACGTCCGTGCCATCGACCACCACTTTGAAGACCGGACGCACGATCGCGCTGCGTTCGCGGGTCATTCGTGTGGTCTCGCGTTGGCCGGCTCATCGGCAGGTAGGTTGTCCGAGCGACAGAGCGTCAGCGCAAAATCCACGCGGCGTGGCGTGCCATCGGGAAATAGATAACGCTGCGTGGTTTCCAAACTCTGGATGAAATACACGCCGTACACGTAGCCCGCGCCGTCGACCAGCACATACGCCTGTCCGCCACGTCCCATGCTTTCCAATTGTGTGATCGACGCCAGCGTGCCAGTGACGCCCGGCGCGACGGTCCCGCTCAACGTGATGATTTCCTCGCCGGGACCGAGATACTGGTAGTTGTCGCGCTCACCCACGCGCACCGCCGCGCCGTGCTTGAACTGCATTTGCCGGCGTAGTTCGTCGTAAGCCGCGGTTTGCATGCCGAAGACGAATGGGCCAAAGGCCATCAGGGTATAGCCGAGCATAGTCAGCCCTCGTCTGCATAACGGGAATTCGCACGCGCACGCTGCGCGCGTGCGTGATCGTGGAGCGCGTCTTGCACGGCACGCTTCACCTGCGACGGTTCCGCACCGCGCGCGTCGATATGCACCTGGTAGTTGGTGCCAGCCGCGGCGCGTGGGCTCATCGGACCGGCGCCGCTGATCGCGCCCTGGCCCGTGGTGCCGGGTTGGCCGGGCAGCGGTGTGCGCCCGATCGTCTCGGCGACCTGACTTGCACGTTCGCGGTCGTTCGGCATGATCCATTCGATGGGCACACCACCCGCGGGGGAAGGATTGCTGCCAAAGCTGCGAATGCGCGCGATCAGATCCCGTACACCTTGCAACTTGTCCGCGATCCAATCCAGTGTTTTGCGCGCGGCATTCTCGACCGTTTGCCACATGTCGACAAACCATGCTTTGACTGGCTCCCATTGCGTGACCACCCAGCCAGCGGCCGTGCCGATCGCTTCGCCCAGCCACACGAATGCACGCACGGCTAACGTGATTGCATCGATCACACCGGCGATGGCACCGCCCACCAACGTGCCGAATGCCACGCCGTTCTGACGCGCGGCATCGAGCTGTTCATTCGTCGCTTGGAACGGCTGCCAAAGCTGCGACACCCAATCCCAGATCACCGCGAGCATCGATCCCAACGGTGCAAAGACATCGTGCAGCACGCCGCCGAGACGTTGGAACGCCGGTCCCACCGTTTGGGCAATGCCCTGACCCACGCCTTCGAACCACGCGCGAATCGGTCCCCAGTATTTGGTGACAACAACAGCCGCGACGGCGATCAATGCGATCAGGGCAAGCATCGGCGCACTTAATCCCATCACCGCGACTGCCGCAGCGCGCGCACCGCTGATAAGCAGCGGAAACAAGCGTGCGAGTCCTGCACCGCCACCGCCGCCAAGCGTGAGGCCGCCCACACGCAGCAGAAAGCGCAGCAGCGCGAACTGACCGACCAGGCCTCCTAAGCCCACCATCAAGCCGCCGATCACCGTCATCAACACACCGAGGCTTCCGGCGACCAACAGAATCCCCTTCGCGAGCATCGGGTGGTTTTGATTCCAACTGGTGAGGCCGCGCACCGCGTGCGTGAGGGTTTGCAGGCCGGCGACGTACACCGGCAGCAACTGCGTGCCCAGCTCGCGGTAAAGATCGGATTTGCGCGCGAGCAGCTCCGCTTCCTGGCCCGCCGCCGTTTGCGTGGCTTCGTTGTACAGCGCGTTGACACCGTAGGCTTTCGGCGCGGCGGCCAGGTGCTTGGCGATATTCGCGCGTTCCAGATAGAGCGAGGCAAACAAGTCACCGCCCTTGCGGCCGGAGAACAGTGCGTTGATCTTGCTGATGACTTGGTTGTCGCTGAGCTTGCCGTCCGGATTGAGCCGCGGCACCACGCGCGTCATCAAGAACTCGAAGGGGTTGGTGCGGTACAGGTCGCCATCCTTGAGCGCGTCGGGCAGCAGCTTGGTGACGTGACCGGTCTTGCCGTATTTCACCGCGCCGGGTTTGATGAGTCCCAGCTGCACCAGTTCTTCGGCGGACTGCTGCGTGGTGCGGCCTGCCGCCCAGTTTTGGTACGCCGTGGCAAGGCCGGTACCGGCACGGTGACCGCCCATTTCCTGCATCGTGTGCAACATGCCAAAGAAGAACTGGGTGTCGTCGAGCTGCTTGGCCGCGATGCCGCCGGTCTTGATCATGTTGAGCAAGTCTTCGGGCTTCACCAAGCCACCGGAGGCCACATAGGCTTGCGTGGCGAAGTCGAGCACCTGTTTCAGTCGCGCTGGATCTTTTGCAGCACCACGCAGCTCGGCGACCTTCAAGAGATCCATGAACATCGCCTCGGCATTCGCGCCATGGCCGTCACCGTGGCCGCCATTGGCCATCACGGTTTCGATGCCGAACTTCATGCGGGCGAGGTAGGGCGCCACCTGTTCGGATTCGTGCATGTCGCGCAGCACGCCGTAGCTCTCTTTCAAGAGCTTCAGGTTTTCCGTGGCACTGGTGCCCATGATATCCATGCCGCGGGCGAACTTCACGGCATCGCTCACGGTGGCATCGCCGACGCCCATGGCGCGCAATTGTGCCACTTGCGTCTGGAAGGCCTTGGCCTCGTCTAAGGCGGGACTCAGTGTGCCCAACACGTGTTGGCCGGTCGCCATCGCCGCCACGCCGCCCACCGCCAGATGCGAGCCCATCGCCTGCGTGCGTGCGAACGCCTGGCGTGCGGCGCCCATGCGTTGCTGCTGCAGCGTGAGCGTCTGCAACTGCCGCTGTTGTGCTTTCATCTGCTTGGTGGACGCGGCGACGGCATCACGCAGTTGTCGCTCATGCTGCGCCAGGTTGCGCGTATGCACACCGGCGGCCGCGAGGCCTTCGCGCATCTGCTGCAGACGGCGCGTCTGCATCACGTACTGGCGACTGAGCGTTTCGGCTTGGCGTTTCGCCGCATCGAACTCACGCCGCTGCGCGCGGGTGGGGGCGGTCGTGGCGGCGATGGCTTTACCGAGTTCGGTCGCACGCGTGCGCGCCGCGTTCATCTGCGTGGCAAGTTGCTGCGTCCCGGCCTTCAAGTCACGGAAACCTTTCAGATCCGCTTGCGCCTTTTCCAGCTCTTTCAGGCGCTGGCGTGTTTCGCGCAGCGCCTTGGAGGTGGCCGACGAACTGCCGGCAATGGCCCGCAACGGCGCGGTGGCGCGATCGATCGCACTAAGCAATACGCTGAGCTTTAATTCCATCACTCCTCCACGCCGTTGCGAAGGCGCGCCTGCTCGCGCCAATCCATCAGTTCCGTTACGTCCATCTGATCCATCACCGGCGGTGCCCAATGGAACACCACCGCGATATCGGCCATCGCGTCCTCTACGCGGGCTGGAAGCCCTCGCGGTTCGCTCGCGTCAACAAAAAACCGGATACCTCCACCCCGAACTGCGTGAGGTCCGCCGGATCGAGGTTCGCCACCTCCATCTTGGTGAGCGTGGGTTGCGTGATGCGCGGCAGGACGATTTCCAACGCGGCGACGTCCATGTGCAGGAGGTTCACCAACTGCGTACCGCGCAGCTCGCCGGATTTGGGTTTGCGCACAGTGACGTGCGTGATTTTCTGTGTGCCGCGTTCGATGGGTTCTTCGAGCGTGATGGACGCGGAAGTCTTGCGTTCGGTCATGGCGGGAAATCCTTGTAATCGAGAAAGGCGCTGCGCTCGTCAGAACACAGCGAAAGGGAGCGCTTACCAGTGGCCCATCGCGGCGCGCTGTGCGGCGAGGATGTCGATGCCGTCGACGACGAAGACGTGGTTGAGCACGTCGATCTCGAACAGCACGCTGCCGTCGACGGTTTCCTTGTAGTAGACGAGCGGCATGGTGAACTTCGTTTCGGACGACTCGCCGGTCTTGGCATCGCCGCGGTCGATCTCGCTGTAGCGGCCACGCCCGACGATTTCCACCGCCTGGTAGAAGCCGGTGTCTTCGGCCTGGTAGGCACCGGCCCAGCGCAATTGCACGGCGCCCACGGACGTCGCGCCGAACTGGCGCAAGGCGCTGCGCAAGTAACCGGCGGCGGCGAAGGACAACTCCAGCGTTTCACCGCCCATGTCCACCTTGATGGACGCATCCAAGCCACCGGGACGGATCTCGTCCATTTTGCGGGCGAGCTTAGGGAGCGTGAGGCTGTTGACCTGGCCGATGAACGATTCGCCGTTCTGGAAGGTGTCGAAGTTCTTGAGCTTACGGGGTAAACCCATGGTGCTATCCTCGCTGTGGGTGATGGAGGCGTCCCGGCGGCGCACGCCGCCGGTGAAGGTCAGGCGTTGTTGGTCGCGGTGATCGCGGTCATGAGGTCCGCGATATACGTGTCGGTGAAGGTCTGCCTTAAGGTCAGGTCTTCCATCGGCGGCACCGGTGTGAAGTCGTAGGACAATTTCAGCTTGCCCACCTTCACGTTGCTCTTGTCGTTGAGCGACGGATCGAACCAGCAGCGTGCGCCGAGCAGAAACCCTTGGCGCGTCAGATCGCGTAGCTTCGCGTTGATCGCCTCGACCAGATCGCGCACCAGGCTCGCGTGCATCGGCTTGTCGCTGTATTCGAACACGCCTTCGCCGATCGTCGCGGCCACAATCTGCGCGGTGCGCGTGTAGCTCTCGAAGAGGTAATCGCCGTCATCGCAGGTGCGCGAACCCCAGAAGCGAAAGCCGCCACGGTTGATCAGCGTGGTGATGCCCGCTTCGTTCAGGAGATCCGCATCGGTGCCTTCGGTGAGGTAGTCGAAGTAGACGTCGGCACTGATGCCGGTGACGCCGTTCACCGGCACATTGGAAATCACCTTGTGCCAGCCGGTGGTCTGGTCGATCGATGCACGCAAGCCTAATGCGATGGCGATAGTCTGCGCCGTCATCGTGGCCTTGGTGGCGGTGTCGAAGCGCTGGAAATCCGGCCAGATCAGCATCAGTTCGCGCGCGCTGAATTGCTTGCGGTACGCCACCGCTTCCGTGAGGGTTTTGCAGCCGTGGCAGGCCACGTACGCAAAGGCGCTCAGCTTCTTGGCGGTGATGGCGATCTCCTGCGCGACGGCTTCGGTGTCCAGCCCCGGTGCGCCGATCAGGCGTGGACGTAGACCTAAGCGCGCCTCGGCGGTGAGCAGCGCTTTCAACCCCGTGTAGCGGCCCTGCTCGTTGGTGGTGCCGATGACGTTGGCGGTGGTGCTGCTTTCGTCGGCACCTTCCGCCACGCGTACGACGATCACCGGACAACGCACCTGGTTGTCGATGTCCTGCAGGGCTTTGGCGAGCGTGCCTTTGATGCCGGCCTTGGCGATGCCGTCTTTGGCTTGCGTCAAGAGGACCGGTGTATCGAGCGGAAAGACATTGGCATCCGCATCCGTCGCGGTGACGACGATACCGATCACGGCAGTGGAAACGGTTTTGAAGGTCAGCGGCGTATCGGTGGTTTCTTCGATCCGCGCGCCGTGGTGGTAAGCCGTGGACATGGTTTAAACCTCGTTGGGGGTGGGTGGGGCGGTGAGCGCCTCGGTGGGCGGTTCGATGCCAAGCCCGGTGATGACGTGATGCATACCGTCCGCGGTCCAGTACGATACGCCGCGATAGTCGGGAACGATGTCCCAGCCCTCGTGCTGCGCGTTCCATTGCGGTGCTTGGTGTGCGTCCACCTTTGGCGGTGTGATCACGGTGAGCGTGTCGGGCAGTGGGTCGCGCGGTGCTGGGCTCGCTGCGCGTTGGCCGGTGGCCTTGGACCACACCGGCGTGCGGCTGTAATCGGGGAGCTGATGCCACGCCTGTTTATCGCTGTCCCATACGTTCGTCAGCGGCGTGTCGTGACTGAGCACGGGCGGCGCTTCGGCGGTCGCGCCAGGTGGCGGTAACTCGCCGAGGACGAGCGTGTTAGGAATGGGCGTGCAGGTGGTCGTCTCCCACAGCATGCAGCGGCGGAAGTCGGGCACAACCTCCCATGCGGTGCCGTCCGCGTTGAGCCGCGCGCGTTCGTGGACACTGAGATCGGTGGGTGGTGCAACTTCCACGACATTGCGTGGGAGGTAATACGTCGCCTCCAACGGCGAAAGGAATACTTCGACGCGTCCTAAGTATTCGCGCGTGGTGGCGTCGAAGCTGTACGCGTCTTTGGAAGCGGGAAGTGAAGGGGTATCGATATCGGACATCATCCGGTCCTGATCAGTAAGCGATGAAATGGAACATGTGCGTACCGGCGGCGAGGTTGTCGTTGCCGCCGGCCGCGGCGACGGTGATCGTGTGGCTGTGGCTGCCCGCGTTGGCCAGCGACAGGCCGTGGGTGTGATCGCCCACGGCGGCGATCGAGATGGTGTGCGTGTGGTTGCCGGCGCCGTTCATGCCGATGTTGTGGCCGTGATTGCCCTGCCAGTCCGTGCCGAAGTTGTGCGCGTGGTTACCGGCGTCGTTCGTCTGGCGCTGCATGTTGCGAAACGCGGGACCACCACCGCCGACATAGCTGGAACCGGTGCCGTCGCCGAACAGGCTGTTGAGCGTCATGTGCGAGTGCTGGCCCTGCGCGTCGGTCGAGCCGCTGTGCGCGTGATTGCCTTGCCCATCGGTCCAGGCGGCGTGCGCGTGATCGCCCACGCCGCTCGCGCTTGCACCGTGGCTGTGGCCGCCACCCGCTGTGAGCGTCACGCTGTGGCCGTGATCGCCCGCCGCCACGCTGCTCGCGCCGTGGCTATGCGTGAGGATCGCACCGGCGCTGTAGGTGCCGATCTTGCTGACATCGACGGTGGCCTTGATCACCGTGCCTTCGCCCAAGCGCGGTACGTTGAACGTGGTCACGCCGTCACCGGCACCGTAGGCGGTACCGATCGCGGCAAAGAGATCCGCGTATTGCGTGCGCGAGATCGCCGCGCCGTTGCACAGCAGCGTGTAGGGTGGCGCTTGCTGACCGGCGGTGACGATGATTTGGCCCGGCACGTAGCGCGCGCGTGCATCGAGCTTGGAAGCCAGCATCGCCACCAGGCCCGCCACGTCGTCCATCGCATGCGTGTGCTTGGACGGCGGAAACGTCGGTCCGAGGGTGTTGAGCAAGTCGCTGTTGGTCGCGATGGCCAACAACCGCTTGGTGTAGTCGGTGGGGGCGTTGTCGCCGAGGCGGGCGTTGAGTGCGGCGAGCACGTTGGCCGATGTCACCGCCTTCTGCACGTCGCGTCCGCTCCTCACATCGTCATCGCTCGCGAGCTTCACCACGCCGAGCGTGTCGAGTGTCGCCGCCGGATTCACAAAGGTGGTATCGCCGAAGACGATTTGACTGGCCGACGCGGAAGCAAACTGCACATCACACGCGAGCAGCATCACGGCGCCCGCGGATTTTTCGACGATCACCTCGGCTTGGCCGTAGGACGCAAACAGCGTGCCGTCGGCGAGATAGAACCCGAAGCCGCGCACGGTGTAGACGTCTTTGCTGGCGTCGCTGATCGTGACGTGGATCGTGTCCGCGGCGGTCGCGCCGCCGGCAATCGAAACGATGCGTTTGATTTCGTTCGGAACGGGTTGTCCCGACGTAAACGGCGTGGCGGTGACCGTCGCGTAGGCGATGCGCACGGCGTTGGTGCCATCGCCTTGCGCGTTGCGTAACGCGGCGCGGCCCGCATCGGTGATGGAGAAAAGCAAAGCGGCCACGTTAGACGGCTCCAGCGAATTGCAGATGGGCGTACGCGACCGCGCGACCGATGGCGGCGACGCGCACGCTGGCGCGGGCATTCAGCCCTTGGGTAAAAGTGAAGTGGTCGCGCGCGGACTTCGTGCGGCTGACTTCGGCGATGACGTCGTCGACGAACGCGGCGGAGGTGTCTTGGGTGGTGCTGTCCGTCAATGTCAGCGTGAGCTGAAACGTGAAGGGCTCGCCCTCCGGCTCCTGCTCGAACCAGGGACGCACCACGACGTGACCACCGAAGGACGCGACGACGTCTTCCACCGATTGTGCGGTGCCTTGTTGGCGTGCAATCGCGATCGCGTGGCGTACGCGCATGCGCTTCACGGCTTCCGACCAGTACGGTTTCCAACTGCGCACGCCCAGCGACCAGGCGAGCCACGGCAGGAATTTCGCGGGGATCGTGTCGGGATTGGCGAGTGCGGCCAGCGGCGTGGCGAAGCCAAGCAGTTCAACGCAGACCTGCGCGAAGGCACGCTCCATTGGCGTGGCATTGGGCGGCAGGAGGTTAGTCACCGACGCCTCCCGACTGGATGGCCACCGCTGTGCAGAAGCCGGCCTCGGTGTCGCTCACGACGAGCGTGGCATTTGGGGAAAGGTCGAGGACGTCTTCGACGCCCGGCACTTTGAGCGCGGCGTACAGGCCGGACAAGGTGATGTTGCGGCCGATGCGTCGCGATTCGGTGAGGTACTTGGCGAGGCTGTCTTTCGCGGTGCTCAACACCACGTCGGAGTCGGGGCCGGCGAAGAATGCGAGCCGTGCCGACACGCTGAAGGGGCGAATCACGACAGGCTGCACGATGACTTTGTCGGTCAACAGGCGCCGCGTTTTGACGGTGATGTAATCGGTGACGGTTTGCAGCAGTTCCGGCGATGGGGTGCCATCGCCCGCGTGCGCCATGATCGACACCACCACGGTGCCGGGTGTGGGACTGGTGACCTTGGCATCGAGCACCTGGCCGGAAGCGCTGCGCGCCAGGAATTCGTAGGCATCGGCGGGACCGGCGGTGGAGTAGCCGGAGGGTGCGAGCTGGCAGCGATAAAGCAGATCGTCGTCGGACTCGTAGACCGCTTCGATGCCCTTTTCAGGGATCGCGGGACTGATGGGCAGCCGTTCGACGCCGAGACTCGCCGCCCAGTTGTCGAGGTCTTTGCCGCGCGCGGTCGGCAGAAAGCACGCGCGTGCGTCGTCGTTTTTCTTCTGCCGTTCCTGCAGCACGATGTAGGCGAGCACTTGCAGGTTTTTGCGGATCGGGTCCGATTCCACCGTGGCGGTGTAGGCGGGCCACAGCGCCACCATGCGGCGTTCGGCCATCGCGAGGATCGTCTCGTAGTCGAGGCGTTCGACCACATCCGGCAATGGGAGCTGATTGAGCTGGATGGTGTCCGTCATGGGTTCACCGTGGCGAACGTGACGGGCACGGACAGATCGACCGGTCGCCCGGTGTCCGTGCGCGTGCCGACCAGATCAAGCACCCAACGGCCACGCATGGCATCGACGACGGACAACGCCACACGTGTGAGCGTGATGCGTGGCTCCCATCGCATCAGCGCCGTGGCGGTCGCTGCATAGAGCTGTACACGCGTGGCCGCGTTCGCCGGTGCGTCGATCAAATCCGGCGCGCGGCTGCCGTAGTCGCGGCGCATGATCCGCGTGCCCACCGGCGTGGAAAGGATGTCAGCGATGGATTGCGCGAGATGCGCATCGCCGCTCAAGGCTTGGCCGGTGCGTGCGTCCATGCCGATCATGGCAGCGGTTTTCCGCTGGTGTCGGTGCCGCTCTTCACCAGACCGTGGGGATGATTGCTGAGGCTGATGCTGCCTGCCTTCACGTCCGCGTCGCTGGTGATGTTCCCGCTGGCGTGCACGGTTTGCTTGAACGTCGCCGCCTGCGACACACTCAGCGCCCCGTCGATGGTCACGTCGCCGGTGACGGTGATGCCACCCGGCGCCGTCACCGCCACGCGGCCATCGGCGGGCAGGGTTGCTTTGAGTACATGGGCGACGTGGTCATACAACAGCACCGCGCCGTCGCCGAAGGCCATCACGACCGTGTTGGCATTCGCATCGTCAGGAATGTCGTAGGCATCGCAAAAGAGGCTGCCAATAGCCACGGCTGCACCTAAGTCACCATTGGGGGACAGCACCATGACTTGCTCGCCGATATCCGGCGGCGACCACGTTTTGGTTTTGCCGGCGCGTGTGGAGACCCATGGAAGCGGGCGGGTGAGCAAGCCGCCGATCTTCACCTGCACGCGCTTGCCGGCAACGGTTTGCACCGTTCCGAAGCGGATCAGGTTGGCGAGTTGGCGCAGGGTGTCATCGGACATGCCCGCCATGCTGCGGGTGACAACATCCGCTTTCAGCTAACGGGCGTTCTGCGCCGCTCTCTGTAGAACAAGCCATTCAGGATGGATCACAAGCATATCGATGTTCGATTGTCGATCGACTGCGAAATGCCACAACCATCGTTGTGCCCCTTCTTTCACCATGCACTGAAAGGAGGGAAAGAAGTTTGATGCCAAGTGCATATGCGTGTTGAAGACGAATTCGGCGAAAGGAAGTGAAATCGTCAACGCACGCATGGCGGGCGAGTAGGTTGCATAGGAAACAAGAAGGTGCGCAATGGCACGGAAATAGTGCTGTTGGCCCGTGGGCATAAGCTCGCCTCCAGGAAGGCGCGACACTAGCTACAGCAACATAGCTGGCGGCCTGTTAGGCGGGTGTTCCGCGGTGTTGTGCGTCGGTTGCGTCACCATGGCTACTTCATGACAACCACATCCGTTCCCCGCTCATCGTCGAAGTCCATTTCCCAAAATCCCTTTCGCGTCCCTTCCTCCAGCACGTCCTCGACGCACGTGAATTCGGGTGGGACCCTGTCCATCTGTTCAAGGAAGATGATTTTCGCGTTCCAGCTCGGCATCACCCGCGCGTTGAACTTCGCTGAGTAGGTCGCACCTTGCCGCATCGCTTCCAACATGAGGTGCAAAAAACCATCCGAGGTCATGCTTAGTCATCCCCTTTTTTCGCGTGTCGCCATCGATACGCTTGCCAACCATCCTGCGGGAGTTATCAACGTCTCAAGAATTCCAAGACGTGATCGCGCACCCTTTCCCGATCCCTCGCGGTGAAGCCCAAGAGGGGGCGTGCGGAGTATCGCACCCTAGGCCCTCCCGGAGCGACCTGGTCGATGTCTCCCTCCTGGTGTACCCGCGCCAGACGGGCGACACGCCCGAAGAAGCCGACCTCGGCGCCGACGTCCGTGACGTTCGCTTTCAGCCATCGCGCTGCGCGTAGTTTGGTGAACATGGCGTCTTTTCTGCGGCGGATCGCACCGCGCTTCTCGCGTAGCGATTCGGTTCGCCGCTTGCGCGCAGCGTAGGGCGTGCCATCCGATGCAACCTGGGCCGCAATACGCTGTTGCTGTGAGCGGCGAAGGTCAAGCGCGATGGTGCGTGCAAATTGTCGCCGTTGCGCGGGCGCGAGCTTGGCCAACAGTGGCGCGGCCCATAGTTCGAGTTGGATCAGCTCGTCCGCCATAACCATGCCCCCGTCGGATCGGCCAGCGGTTCGGCGGGATGCGTAAACGTACCCTTATCGTTTGCGTACACGGCTTCCGTCAGATCGATTTCGATGGACACATCGGCCAGCTCCGACGTCATCAGCTCGCACTCGAATCGAATGCCGCGCTCGGCTTGCGCTGGGTTCTTCAACATTTCGGGTTGCTCTATGGCCACCCATGCGATCACTGCCTTGGCTAGCGTATCCATGTCGCCCGCGAAGTCCTGCAGGATGGCGGTGAGCTGGTAGCTGTATTGCCAGCCTGCGCCCTCGGTACCGTTCGCCACCAGCTTGCCTTTCTCCACAAAGATCGACAGGCGTTGCGGATCGTTGGCGAGATCCGGCAACGCAGCGAGCAACGCGGTGCGGAAGCGCTCGGGCTTATTCATGGCGATGCGTTGGTCTCGGTCGTGTTCGCTTCAAGACGATCCAGCACCGCGTTCAACTGTTCGCGGATTTCAAGGCAGGTGCCGTAGTTGGCGGCGATGACGTCGGCGGCACGAGAGGCCGTAACGTCGGAGGCCTCCGCATCAGTAGCTCGGGCAAGGCCGGGCAAGCCACCCGTGGCGGCGGCGTCGTGCACGCGGACAAAGCCAATAGGCAAAGGAAAAGCGCGATCGGTCGCAGGCGTGACATAGGTCGGGATCTCGCGTTGGAGTGTTTGCGTGGTGTCGTGGATGACGCGCACGCGATCCACGTACTTCGTGATGATCTTCGCGTCGCGCTTGGCGGCTGAGGCTTCAAACAGTGCCGCGAATTGCTCTGCTTGCGCGTCGGCCAGGCGCGACGACAGGTTCGTGGTCTGATGACGTTGCCAAGCGATCACGGCCAGCGCTGCGAGAAGCAGCGTGGCCAGGATGCCTGCAAGGATTTTCAGCAGGGCGTTCATCGGGTTCACGGGTTCCTTTGCGTGATGGCATCAACCAAGCGTTGGTGGGCGATGTCGCAGTTCGCGGCGTCGAGTTCACAGCCGATGAAATCCATGCCTTCCAGCAGCGCGGCCACACCGGTGGTGCCGCTGCCCGCAAAAGGATCCAAAACCACACCGCCGGGTGGGCACACCTTCACGATGGTGCGCATCAATTCCGTGGGCTTGCCGGTGACGTGATGCTTGTCTTTCTGACGGATCGATTCGACGTGGTAGCCGGGCAGATAGCCAACCTCGATGCGCGGCGGCATGTCGCCCTTGCTGCCCCATACCGCGTATTCCGCGCCGTTACGAAAACGACCCGGCCCGCTCGGACGACCTGCGGGTTTCAACCACGGCACGATGCCGCGCCACGTGGCGCCGGCCGTCTGCATCGCATCGGTGGTGCTCGGCAGTTGTCGCCAATCGGTGAACAGCACCACCGGCGAGCCAGGCTTCGCAATGCGTAAACATTCCGAGAGCCACAGCGTCACCCATAGCGTCCAACTGCGCTGATCACGGTTGTCACCGCTGAAGGTGTTGTACTCACGCTGGGTGCCGGTCTGCACGTATTTCTTGACCGGCGATTGTTGGCGTTGCGCCATGTGCAATCCGCCGGAGCTGTAGGGCGGATCGGTGATGATCGCGTCGACGGACGCATCGGGAAGGGTTTGCAAAAAGCTAAGGGCTTCGCCCTGATGCAACTGAAACGATGGCAAGGTTCTACATCTCCACACGGTTGAGCACCCAGCCAAACAGGTATTTGCGCTGGGACGGTTTGGATTCGGTGAGTTCGAGATAGCGTTCGGCTTGGATGCCGTTGAGGCCGCGTAGCAGCACGGTGACGCCTTGTGGCCCACGCCAGCGCAGGAAGGCGCGCAGTGCATCGAGCGTGACGGCGCCAATGCGGCCGTCCACATGCAGATCGCCGTAACGGCTGCCGGTGTCGTTGAAGCCGTTGAGCCAGCGCTGCAGAAACATCGCCGCGATGGCGGTGCCCATGTTCACGCCGGTATCGATCAGCTCCGCACCGATGTTCGGTTCGATAGCGAACACCTCCGCGAAGCGCGGTTCGTCGACGTAGCGCTTGCGGTAGATCGCACGGGCGACGTCTTCGGACATGTCCTTCATCGCGCCGGTGTAACCGTAGGCGCGGGCGCTTGCGACGGTAACGCCCCAGCGCGTTTCCTTACCGGCGTCGTCGGGATCGTTGGTGTAGGCGTCCCAGCCTTCGGCCTTCATCACAGCGGTGATGAGTTGCTCGATGCGTTGCTCGGGGAAGGTGATCACCACGTGTCCCTCCGTCCGATCCATGCGAACCAGGCACGTGGTGCACGCAAGACATGCGCGAGGTTGCCGCGATGGATCAGCAGCAGCACGGCAATCACGACGGTGAGCAGCGCTTCCAGCGGTCCTGACGGTGGACGAATGCCGCATACGAGTTTCACGGCCGTCGCCGTGCACGCCACGATGACGATCCACGACATCCACGCCACCGCGTGACGATGCCGCGAGGTGCCACGACGGAAGGTGAGCAGGCGCAGCACGATGACTACGCAGGCGATGAACTGCACAAGCGGCCAGACGCCGAACGGAACGAACGGCAGGGACATGATCAGTCTCCTTTGCGAAACAAGGTGGCGAGGTCGAACGTCTTGGCGCGTTCGATCAGTTGTATGGTGAGCGTCACGACCAGCGCACCGGCGAGGAACGCGGCGACGGCGCTGCTCTGCAGCGGCAGATGCGCAAGCACTTCCGGCGCGGCGAGGTAGCCCACCACGGTGCTGATGACGAGATAGATCACGCGACGCACGAGCGGCAGGTCGCGCGAACTGGTGACGAACAACGCAGCACCGGCGACCGCACCGACCAGCGCATTGCCATCAATGCCAGGGAGTAGGGCGGTGGTGGCCGTTGCAGTGCCCAGCGCGGTAGAGGTGGCGAGAGTGGTGATCGTGGGCTCGGACATCATCAATCCCATAGCTGGAGAGTAGGGAGCACGCGCGTGCCGACGTCTTGGGCGTCAGGAAGCACCACCGGCGTACCCATCGGAAGCACTGGACCGAGCGCAGCGAGGCCGCGGTTCATTTCGTAGACCGTCTCGACCACCCCGGCGGTGGTGCCGAACACGCGCCAACAGATCGCATCGACCGTGTCGCCTTGCTGCGCGTAGACGGTTTGTGTCATTCAGAGCAGCTCCACGACATTGCGCGGACGCCCGAGAATGTCGGCGACCGCCCAGCGCGCATTGCGGCGGAAATCGTCGGCGGATTCGCCTTCGCCTTGGCCGCGATAGTCACCGGCACGCGTGTTGTCCCAGTCGCGGTATTTCTCGGCGATATCGGCTTGTACGGTGCTCGCGACCGCGCGCAGGTAGCGATGCACCAACGCGCTTGCACCGGCGATGGTTTCGCCGATATCGGCCGCACTGTCCCAGCCTTCGCCGATGCGCGTGGCTTTGTACGTTGCAAGCTGTGCGTTGACGTCGAGGATGGCTTCGATGGCGCTCGCACGTAGCCGTTCGCTCGTGACATTGCCGGTGAGGCGCGTGGACGCGCGCAGCGTGGCGAGATCCACGGTCGGCCAGAAGCCATCGTTGGTGATCACGCCTTCGTTGCTTGTTGGCGTAGCCGCCGTACCGCCGTTTGCAATCACGCTACCCATGGAGGTCCTTTCAAAAAAATCCGGCGGTGGACGGGTGGGTCACGGCATGCGTCGTCGCATCGTTCGCCACCCGTGCCGCCGGGGCGCCGGGGGGAGGCTCAGGTGCCGCGCGAGCGCGGCGAAGGGTTACCGGCAGACGGGCCGGCGTCCGAGCGACGCAGTTGGCGTTCCAACTGCTCGATGTCTTTTTTCGCACCGACCTTGTCGTGCAACTCCACCGCACGGCGCAGGTGGTCCAACGCGCTCTGCGGTGCATGCTCGGCCTGGTGTCGCCCGATCGCGAAGTGCAACTTGGCGCGCACCTGGTCGGGCATGTCGCGCGAGGCGGTGAGGGCCAGAATGGTTTCGAGTACACCGACGTCGAACGGCTTGCCGGCGTCGTAGGCTTTCAACGCCTGCACCGCCGGTTCCTCCGCAATCAGCGTGGCCGGTGTGCGCTCGAAGCGATCGGGGAGCGACAGGTTGTGATCGAGCACGTAGCGTGCGACGTCGAGTGCCCCGGCGTAGTCGCCGATGTCGATCCGCCAGGTCAGCACGTAGCCGAGCACGTCATCCTGCACGCCCTGGCCACTGGCCAGCACCCCGGCCACGTAGTCGGCGTAGTCGCCGAGGATCTCGCGCTTGATGACGATTTTGCGTTCGACCGATTGCACTTGATGCAGCCGGCGGCGGTCGGTGTCGAGCTTGGCGCGCATCAGGCGGTGTGCGCGGGAGGTGGTTTCATCCACCTCCGCGCCGGGCGCCGCATGCGCGGTCGCCCGTGCCGCTTCCACACGCATCAGGTGCGCTTGGGCGGGTGATAGGGTCATGGCCGCGTCAACCGCCGGCTGACCAGTTGCCCAGCACGATGTTTTCGATCAGCACCGCACCTTGCAGGCGTTCCACCACATAGGCGTCGTTGCTCGACTGGTAGTCGGCCACGCGGTCGTAGTCGGGCTCATCACGCAGCAGGCGACGGCGTGCGCCGGCCTGGTAGTAGATGGAGAGGTTGTCCGGGCGCGTGATCAGCAACTTGTTGCCAGGGAAGTACGGCAGCCCCAAGCCCTGCAAGCCGCCGATGGTCTTTTGGCTCACCAGGATCTGCGTGGCCAGTTCATCGGTCGCGCGCTGCTGTTGATTGATCTTCGGGAAATACTTGTCGTGCATCAGCTTGCGGCCCACATGCACACGAAGGCCGGTGTCTTCTTGAAACCATGGGGCTAACAGCAGAAGGGCGTCGTACACCATGGCATCGAGGTTTTCGTAATCGCCACCGGGTCCCACGCGCACCTGCTTGCTGCCGGCCTTGGCCTCCGACATCACTTGTGCCGGGGCCTGCTCACGCAGGATTTGCAGCCAGCCTTTGTTGACGTCCTGCAGGAGCGGGTTTTTGCCGATGTCGGTGTCGTCGGCCACGCTCGTGCCGTTCCAGCCGATCATCAGGCGGTCCAGCGCCTGTTGCTTGACCAGCATGGTGGAGAGACGCGTTTGGAAATCCGGGAACTTCGCCCACGCATCGAGCGTGGCGTACGGAAAGGATGTGTCGAAGTTGGTCTGGTAGCAGGTATAGGGCTGCGCATCCATGTCGCCCATGTAGCGCGGCGTACGCTTCTTGTTGTCGGACGTCTTGGTACGGCTCGCGACCGGACCGGACACGCCCAAGTGCAGCTTCTCGCCGGTCTTTTCGGTGACGGGATGCACGTTGACCATCGCCAGGTAGTCACTGGATTCCTGGATGCGGTTTTCCATCGTCTGCTGGACCGATGGCTGCACATCGAATTTCTCCGACGCGTTGGCCACGCCGTTGAGCTTGGCGACTTGGGTGGAGAGGGCGTGGAACTTGACGCGGGTTTCGTTCTTCATGAGTGTCCTTGGGTGAAGGCGGGAAGGCGAGACGCGTGGGGTTTAGAAGTCGGTGAGCGCGTCGTCGGTGCCGGTGGCCAGCGGGCGCGTGGCGTTCGCAGCCGGCGTGGTGTTGAACGCCTGCTCCAGCGCGGCCAGGCGCGTGGTCACGTCCGCGAGCTGCTGACTGCGGGCCTTGATCTCGGTGTCCACCTGCTCGAACTGACGTGCGGTCTGTACGCTCTGCGCCTCACCGTGCTCGGCGACTTCTTCCAGCGCCGCTTCGATGTCGGAAAAGCGCGCGTCATCGGAAATGTTCTTGCGTGCAAACAGCTCGCGAATCTTCGCGAGCACGCCCGGTTTCGTTTCCGGCTCGTCGACAAACTCGATCAGCGTTTCGACGGCCGCGGAAAAGTGGTTGTCCGGATGCAGTTTGCGTGCGGCGAACGGATTAGCGTTGGGGTTGGACGCGGCAAACTGCAGCATCTCGGTCCCGAGGCTGGCGGGGTTGTCGGTGACGGCCAGGCCCACCAGGTACGCCTTGCCGGTATCGGCGAACTTCGGGTTCACTTCGATGGAGCTGAAGACTTTCTGCCCGCGCTGGGTCATCGCGACCAGGTCGTCGGTGGGCGTGATCTCGGCGAACAGTTCCAGCTTGCCCTCGCTGTTTTGTGTTTGAGAGAGCGCATCGACAAAGCCGTAATTGCGGAAGGGGCCATCGGGCAGCACGCCGCGGATGTGTTCGAGATTGATCGTGGCGCGGTACTTGGCGGGGTCGTAATGCTCGGCCATCTGCGCGATCCATTCGCGCTGAATGGTGCGGCCGTCGACCGTGGCGCCTTCGGTCGCGATGCGAAACTTCTTGGATTTCTTTGCCATGCAAAGGGCCTCGGTAGCGTGGGGACAGGGCTAGGTCGCCAGCATCGATAGCGCCGTGCACAGCGGCAACGCAGCGCGGTTCTGTATGCATCGGTTAAGAACAACACGTGGCCCAGTGCGCGCAGGCGCGTCCCTACGCTGTCGGCCATGCTCATGCCTGCCGTCGCTACCGATCCGCGTACCATCGCCCGCAGCCTGTATTTCCAGGGCTGGAGCGTTACGGCGATTGCCGAGCACATCGGCCAGGCGCGTTCGACGGTCGAATCGTGGAAACAACGCGACGGGTGGGCGAATGCCAAGCCGATCGATCGCGTGGATGCGGTGCTCGAAGCGCGGCTATGTCAGTTGATTGCGAAAGATCAGAAGGACGCGCACGACTTCAAGGAAATCGACCTGCTCATGCGCCAGGTCGCGCAGATCGCGCGCGTGCATCGCTACGAAGCACCGGGCGGCCACGAAGGGCATCTCAATCCGAAGGTCGCGAACCGCAACGCGGATCCAAAGAAGAAACCGCTCAAGAATGACTACAGCCCCGAACAGGCGACGCGGTTGCACGAAGCCTTCATGGATTCGCTGTTCGCGTATCAGCGCCAGTGGCATGAAGCCGGGCTCGCGCAGCGTATCCGCAATATCCTGAAATCGCGCCAGATCGGCGCGACCTGGTACTTCGCCCGCGAGGCGCTGGACGATGCGATCGTCACGGATCGCAATCAGATTTTCCTGTCGGCCAGCCGCGCGCAGGCGGACGTGTTCCGCCAATACCTCACGCAGTTTGCGAAGGAGGCGGCCGAGATCGAGCTGAAGGGCGATCCGATCATCCTGCCCAACGATGCCTCGCTGTACTTCCTCGGCACGAACGCGCGCACCGCGCAGAGCTACCACGGCAATCTCTACTTCGACGAATACTTCTGGGTGTATGGCTTCCAGACGCTGCGCAAAGTGGCGTCCGGCATGGCGATCCATAAGAAGTGGCGACAGACGTATTTCTCCACGCCCTCGGCATTGAGCCACGACGCGTACCCGTTCTGGTCCGGCGCGCTGTTCAACAAGGGCAGGGCGAAAGCGGATCGGGTCGAGATCGACATCAGTCATGCGGCGCTGATGCAGGGCCTCGCGTGTGCAGACGGCCAGTGGCGGCAGATCGTCACCGTGCTCGATGCGATGGCCGGTGGCTGCAATCTGTTCGACATCGATCAGTTGCGCCTGGAATACAGCGCCGAGGAATTCCAGCAGCTCCTAATGTGCGAATTCATCGACGATTCCGCGTCAGTGTTTCCGTTTGCGTTGGTGCGTCGCTGCATGGTGGATAGTTGGGAGGTGTGGGACGACATGCGTCCGTTCGCCCCACGTCCGCTCGGCGATGCGCCGGTGTCGATCGGCTTCGATCCGTCCAAAGGCACGAGTGGCGGCGATCCATCCGGTTGCACCGTGAACGCGCTCCCGTCAGCACAGCGAGATATGTTCCGCGTGGTTGAGAAGCATCAGTGGCCGGGCCAGGACTTCGACGCGCAGGCCGGCAACATCAAACGGCTGTGTGACCTCTATAACGTCGCCGACATTGCGATCGACACCACCGGCATGGGCACGGGCGTGTACCAGTTGGTGAAGCAGTTCTTTCCGATGGCGCGTGCGATCCAGTACTCGCCCGAATCCAAGGCGTTGATGGTGATGAAAGCGCAGGACGTGATGGGGAAAGGGCGTCTGGAATGGGACGCCGGCTGGACCGATCTCGCCGCCGCCTTCATGGCGATCCGCAAAACCCTTACTCCGAGCGGACGGCACGTCACCTATGACGCGAGCCGCTCCGCCGATGTCGGCCATGCGGATCTCGCCTGGTCGGTGATGCATTCCCTGATTTACGAACCGCTGGAGGGTCGTGCGGCCCACAGCCAAAGCTTTATGGAGATTTACGGATGAGTAAGCGCAAACCCTCACGGCAGCAGGCAAGTCAGGCACCACAACCGAAAGCACATGCCTTCACGTTCGGCGAGCCGGAGCCGATCGATCGTGCATCGCTGCTCGACTACGTGCAGGTGTGGAACAACGGGCGCTGGTACGAACCGCCGATCAGTCCGCTGGGCCTGGCCAACATGATGCGCGTGGCACCGCATCACTCGTCGGCGATCTTCATCAAGCGCAATTTGTTGGTGTCGTCGTTTGTGCCGACGAGATATCTATCCGTGGCGGACTTTGAGGCCTTCGCGACGGACTACCTGGTGTTTGCGCATGCGTACCTGGAGCAGATTTCGGCGATGTCCGGCAGGTTGCTGAAGCTCAAGCGATCGCCGGCGTTGTTTACGCGGGTGGGTGTGAAAGATGGCAATTGTTGGTTTGTGCCGTACACGGGCGAGGCATTCCAGTTCGAGAATCCGGTGTGCCAACTTCTGGCGCCGGATGTGAGTCAGGAAATCTATGGCGTGCCGGAATACCTGAGTGCGCTGCACTCGGCGCAGCTCAACAAGTCGGCGACGCTATTTCGGCGCAAGTATTACGACAACGGCTCGCATGCAGGCTTCATTCTGTACATGACGGACACGGCGCAGCAATCGGCGGACATCGATGCGCTGCGTGAGGCGTTGAAGGCCTCGAAGGGGCCGGGGAATTTTCGGAACCTGTTTATGTATGCGCCGAATGGCAAGAAGGATGGGTTGCAGCTGATTCCGATCAGCGAGGTGGCAGCGAAAGATGACTTTGCGTCGATCAAGAACACCAGTCGGGACGACATCCTGGCTGCGCATCGCGTGCCGCCGCAACTGCTGGGGATGATTCCAACAAACGCGGGCGGTTTCGGAGATGTGGAGAAGGCCAAGCAGGTGTTTGTAGAAAACGAGATTGCACCGATTCAGGCGAAGATGCTTGGCCTCAATGCGATGCTCGGCGTTGAGGCGTTTAGATTCGACGCAACTACTGGCTAACTGGATGTGGCAGCGACGATGGCGCTATGCACCACTGCTTAACGATACTTATCTCCTGCTTGTTCGCATAGCTCAATACATCGCTTGATCCATGTGTCATACCAAAACCAATTGCTTTCGACCTGGACCCCGAAACCCTTGTTAGGGTCCTTGGCATTTTCAGATTTCCACATGTTGACGTGATCATGTTGAACTCGGAACTTTGGGAATCCTGCTTTTCTTACCTCATCTACGACGTGCCCGGCGTTGTACTTCCGTCGTTCTACTTCCTTTTTTACCCAGTACTCCTTATCGATAGTCTTAGCCAGCTCTGATTCCGGGTCAATGAACTCAATTACGCGATCCGCTTGACCGGGGCGATTTACGAGCTTCTTTTTAAACAATAGACGATAGGAAAAACGAGGGCTGTTGTACTCTTCATGAGAAAGTGTTGCATCGAACTCTGCGATGTATGCTTTCAGGCGCTCGGGGATGTTGGCTTGTGGTTTTGGTCCCCCTATTTGTTCATTACTTAGTTCAACAAATTGGATGCTGTATGTAAGATGTGAATCCAGTCCGAACTTTTTCCCGAATATTTTTTTTATGTGATCGTTATAGTTCAATGCGCATGCCTGGTAGCGTCCGCTTAAGTAGCCATCCAATGACGTTGTCATTTGATGCTCAATCTCATGCCGCAATCCAACGAGGAATCGAAGATTGGTGGCCGCGTCTTTATCGATCGGGCAAGCCTTGTCATTTAGGCAGCGTTCCAGCTCCCAGTATTTATAGGCACCATGCTTGGTTCTATCGAACTTGCGCCTTTTTGCGGTGGTGGTGAAGTATCGATACTCCACGCCTTTTTGCCTGTAATGCGCATGGAGTAAATATGTCCAGGCGATGATCATTAGAACGATGAATGTTTCCGACTTGAACGATACGTGAGGGTCGTTGAATACGCGTATTGCGCAAAGAGCTGCTTCTCTGGATTTCTCCAGAAGTTCAATAGCCAATGAGCCGACGGTACGTTTGCGTGTGGCCATATAAATATAGTCGTCCTCTGCAAAAGGACTAAGGCTCCTAAATTACAGGCAATTGCACCATCTTCGAAGGGTCCAACATGCCTTTGGGCGCCATCGTCTCGGAGCCGGTCATGCAGCTGATTCACGCGCCGCGATTAAAAGACCTGAAATAGATTTTCACTGCCATATAGAATGAACGCCTGATCGCGGTTAACGTAATCAGGCGCCCAGTCGGGTGCTCACCACGACCTCAGGTCAGTCCGGCCTCAGAAACTAGGCTGGCCTGGGGCCTTCTTTTCACCGCCCCCGCTGGGCGAGCACGCAACGAGGGCGGTGCACTAATAAGGCCTTACGCATAACGCCTCCTTTCTATTACGTCGCTGCAGGTGGGACCGGTACAACATCCGCCTTTGGCTGCTCGGCTTTTGCTGCCTCCGCGGCGGCTGCGGCTTGTGCAGCCCAAAGCGTCCGCACTCTTTCAAGATCTCCATAAGCGCCGACATCGGCCACGCGATCCAAGAATCGGCCATAAAGTTCATCCTGAACTAGGCGGTGACTACGCATCCATTCAACGGATGCATTTGGGTTCAACAGCAAGACATAGTGAAAATCGCCGGCTGCGCCCGCTTTGCGGACGATGAAGTTCAATTCCTCCAGCCGTTTCATGCGTCGGCGCCAGGTATCCACTGCCCTTACCCCGGTGAAGCCAGCTTCGGCCGCAAAGGTAGCGGGGTTTTCGATCGTCACCACCGGATGGTCAGGCGAGCGCGCCCACAAACAGAACAGAACATGTCCTGCTGGCTGCCCTTTTGACTGATCGTCAATGGCCTGCATGGCAATTGGTAGAGTGCGAGGAATGGTGCAGAAGCCATCGTTGAGCTTCCGATGCCACAGCCACTCCAGTTGGATCGTCGGAAAATGAACCTTCCTTTGTTCCTCAGCGCGTTCGGCCATTTTTAGGCGACGCGTCCCACCTTGTTTTGCGTTCGCCATCCCGAATCACCTCGAATTAAGTCATGACTAGGATCGTTACTCAGTGCCCACCGAGCAAGGATCTTCGACGCGCAGTATCGTCGCAATAAAGATCATCGAACTGCCCGGCCAAGGACCTATATACGCGCTTTATTGGAGCACTACAACTAGCTCAATTTACACGATTACGCGCAGAAAATTGACTTAAATATCTGTTTTTAATAGGTTTTATCCTAATAAAGTGGTGCTCCTGCTGCTCGTAGTCCTGATGTGCTCGTTGGTGCTCGAAGTGATCCTGGGGTTCTGAAGGGGGCGCGTACTCTTCTTTAGCGGAGGTCTGGCTGGCTCTACGCGGGTAAGCCGCCCGAAGGGCAGCTTGGCTCAGGCCCCTCCCTCATGCCGCAGCGCGCGGTCGTCCCCCCTCCTCGCCTGCACGCTTCCCCCTTCGCTTTTGATGCAGGTGATGCACATGGCCCGGACCTCTCCATGTCGCCGCCTGCGTAGAGTTCGAGTGGCGGCTCAGATGACGCGGATTGATGCAGCCACGAACTGTCCTGCGGCGCTTCGGTGAGAGCCGCCAGCGGACTCGGGTCCGAAAAAGGTAATCAAGGTAACCACGTGGCCCGGAGATGGCCTAAGTACCTGGTACATCGAGGAAATGTGGGTTACGGAGAAAGGTAATCCAAAGGTGATAAAAATTACCTTCCTCCGTAAGTCATTGAATATGAAAGAGTAGGGTGTGCAAAAAAATTACCTTTTAGGAAGGTAATCAGATCACCTTAGATTACCTTCTGATTACCTTTGCTGTGCATCGCTAACTATATGATCAAACTGGAAAAACTGCGTGTTTCGCCAGTGTGGTTACCAAAATTACCTTTTTCCGACGATGCCACACATTGGGGCGATATATAGGGGAGGTCCGCTATCGCTCGTGGGCATCCGCAGTTCTACCTTCTCCATCACGGTGACCACCTCGTCCAGCTGTGTGTTGATGGCGCGCGTTTGTGTGGCCATCAACGTGTACATGTGGTCGGCGTCGACCATACCGGCGCGCAGTCCCGCAGCCATGCCGGCTGCCAGGCTTTCCAGGGCCGCGATGTGCTGCTGAGCGTGGGCGATCAATGTGAGAAGTGTTGCTGCTGTAGTCATTCCAGAGATTCCCTTGTGTTCCTCCGGACAACATCGCGGCCCAAAATGACTAACGCAAGTTTTTTCGATGGTGGGTCATTGTTCGACCCAGAGCAGATGGCTTCAGGCGACGATTCGCTCCCGCCAGATGAGACCGGCGCGGCCTAACCTGTCTGCATGCCACGCCGTGAATCACGACCCCCGAAAGACTTCGCATTTGACTTCACCGCCGATTGGGGGACGTTTGCGGCCATCGTGCCTGGTAGCGAGTCAGCGTGGGGTTGGACCTTGCACGGGACTGTGACCAAGCACGGGAAAACTTATGGCTTGGCTTACAAAGATGGAATGTATGCGGCGTGCACACTTCAAGGGTTGATTCTCTCCCTTTCCGCTATTGAGCGAAGCCGCATTTCGATCGCTGTCGAGTTCAAACAGGTTGCGGGTCTAGAGAACGCGCCGAAAAAGAAAATGGACGTACCGCTAGGCCTGACCGGTCCATCGCAGACAAAGGCGTTTGATCGGTACGCGCTGCCGGAACGGATACCAGAAGGCGCTTGCGACGCGTGCTGCGCGCCCTGCTACGTTTGGAAGCAAGTAGGAAGCATCTGCGATAGCTGCGGTAAGGGCGTCTTTCAGCCTGCTCACTATTGGCAATTCGTCAGTTGGCCTGGTGGAGGCATTACAGCTACGCCGGCCGGCTGGATAGGAGAGCGGGACGTCGAGTCCCTCCATTTGCGTAATGCAATGCTGATCACGAGAGACGTTGAGAAATAGGGTCAGCGCCTAAGGTCCGCTTATCACATGGCATGGGATCACGACTATTCTCTTACAGCACAAAGACGTTGGGCCCTACCTGCGCGATCGTTGCAAGCAGGCCCCGGCCATCCGCAACGACGGAGCGATCGAACTTCGGTCTGGTTGTCGGATTGCCACCGTGCCCATTTTCGTCCCAAATGGTGGTTGGGTTCCCGCCACCGCCGTTTTCGTCCCAGATTGTTTTGGGATTACCACCATGCCCGCCTTCGTCCCACATTGATGTGGTACGCCCGCCGCCGGCCTGATCGGGCAGGCGGGTAGGCCCTCCGCCGCCACCGTCTGGATCGGGGTAGAGGTCGCTTGGCTTCGGATCGCCTGGCTTGGGTTCATTTGGAGCTGGAGACGGCGATGGAGCTGGTGTCCCACCCGTCGGCGGAGGCGCTGGTGTCGCAGGCGGCCGTGCAACCCGAATGCCAATGGCGGTGTCATCTTGCGGCGCTGGCTGTGGCGCCGGCTTATCGCTGGCCGGTGCCGGCGAGCTTGGCGTTGCTGGTTTGTCTTTTGTGATTGCATAGTCGATGACGGCGCCAGTCACGAACATCCCAATGCCGATGATTACAACCGCGGCGCCGGCCGTAGCTACGTACTGCCCACCAGCGGGCGCCAAGGAACCGCCCACTATCGCTGCGCCGCCTACGGCCATGAAGCCCAAGCCAAACGCTTTCATGTCCTTTGCTGCGTTCTGATCTGCGTCTTCAGGTGTAAATTCGCCGCCCGAGCCGAGCTGCGAGCCGAAGCCAAAGGGCCCGCCACTGCCACGGATGTTGCTCAGATCCAAGCTATGGCCTGGTACGCCAAGACCCGAGAGGCCGCCGAAGCCTGGGTCACCACCGCCACTGAGATTCGGGCCGCCGACCGACGACATGTCAGGACCATTGACTCCAGGTACGCCGGGCCCGGACAACCCGCCCATGCTTGGGTCGCGCCCACCGCCAACGTTGGGGCCGCCGTAACCGCTCAGGTCTATGCCCATCTGACCTCCCGGTACGCCAACGCCCGTGAGCCCGCCCATGCCTGGGTCGCGCCCACCGCCAAGGTTGGGGCCGCCATAACCGCTCAGGTCTATGCCCATCTGACCTCCCGGCACGCCAACGCCCGTGAGTCCGCCCATGCCTGGGTCGCGCCCAGCGCCGCCGCGGCCACTCGGATTTGCGACAGGCACACGAAAGATTCGCGGGTCGATCCAGTCATCAGGATCAATCTGCTCAAGGCTGCCCGGATCAAAAATCGTGACAGTCCTCGTATTACAGTCAAACACGGGGATCGACACTTTCTTGGCATAGGCCGAAGTGTGGAGATACCTATTCGCGACCGCGAGCACCCTGGCAAGGGCGGCCGATCGCATCCACGGCCAGGCAGCATTGATCGCCGCACACAAGACGGGCTCAATTCCGTTGGCGTTCTTTTGCCGGCGAACGTACCGCATCACGTCGTCGAGGTACTTCAGGCGAGAGGTCGGGGAGAGGTTTGGAAGCTTCGCGACTGCGGAGCCGCAGGTGCGCGCCCAAGCCTGGCGCGCGTCATCACCGCGCACTCGCTTTGCCAGCGAGGAGGAGACTCGGGCTCGTGGGTCGAGCGTCTTGAGGGCAAGCTCTTGTATGAGTGCCAAGGCCACCGGTATCGAAAGCACGGCAATGTCCGCCGTTTCGAGGTAGATTGGCCCCGTCGCGGTTACGGCAACAAGGCGACGATTGGGGTCGAAAGTCTCGGCCATTGTTACGTCCTCGCGGCGTTGCGCAGCGACCGCAGGCTACTAAATAAACGATTTATGAAGCAATTGTGTTCATATATCGTGAATGAGAATTTCACACGCCAGCGTCAGCGCGCTGAGCCTGTTGGTCAGCACCAACGCACTAATCGGCGGTTACCGCCATGATGATCAGCCATCACCGGAATCCGCAGACTGGCGCGGGGCGGCCAAACGATCGATATTTCCCCCGTAAAATTGCTGCATAAGTTATTGATTGTACGAAGCTGAAAGCGGCCATTTTTCGTAAAAAAGATGCACGTAAGTGACTGATTTGGCGACAAGTTGTAACCAACTCTGACTCCGTTTATCTAGGTTCGAATCCTAGTCTCCCAGCCAAATAAAAAGCCCACCCTTGCGGTGGGCTTTTTATTTGGCTGGGAGACTTCCCGGATGCGAGCCATATCCAACAAACTTGGGCAAGCAAGCGGCTTTCAAAGCTGTTTTGTGCAGGCCGATTCTCTATGGAACAGGAATGGCACCCAAACTGACACAGCTGGATTCCCCATCTAGAATCGAAGGGCCCCATACGCGCTCAGGAACTAATGACCGATCCGTCCTTTTTGTACGGCCAGCTTATCGAGGCTTTCAATCAGCGTCAGTGGCCGCTCGCCCAGAATCTTGCAGCGCGCCTGCTTCCTCTGGCGCCAAACCACGGGGGCGTCTGTTATATCGCCGGCGTGGCATGTCTGGAGATGCAGCACATGCCGCAGGCTCTGGGGCTGTTGCATAAGGCGGCCGAATTGGAGCCTCGGCGAGCGGATATCGCGACACAGTTTGCCAAAGCGCTGGCTCTGGTGCATCGGTGGCCGGAAGCAATCGTGGCGGCAGACCGCGCCATGGAGTTGGTAGCTGATGATCCGCTAACGCTCGACACGCTGGGTGTGGTGTACACACAGGCGCACCGGCACCAAAGTGCGGTCTTGGCCTTCCGCCGAGCTGCCGGATTACTGCCGAACAGGGCCATCTACCGATTCAACCTTGCCACCGCGCTGATTGCAGTAGGCGATCTCGACGCAGCGGAACGTGAGCTTGAGACATGCATCGAGCTCGATCCCACCTGCTGGAAAGCACATCTGACGCTTTCCCAACTGCATCGGCAGACGCGGGAATGCAATCACGTCGAACGGCTGCAGCGACTTATTTCCCTGCATGCAAGCAATGATGACGCGCAAACCAGCTTGAATATGGCCCTGGCCAAGGAATACGAGGACATAGGCGAGTACCCGAGCGCATTCGAGTGCTTCGTACGGGGAAAGAATTCAGGCAAGGAAGCGCGCAACTATGACTTCAGGCGGGATGAGGCATTGTTTGATGCCTTGATTCGTGCCTTTCCTGAGCCTTCGGTTGCTTCAGCGGGTGATCCGACCGATGAGCCTATCTTCATCATCGGCATGCCCCGTTCCGGGACGACCTTGGTTGAGCGGATCATATCCAGCCATCCGGACGTCTATTCTGCCGGCGAGCTGCACAACTTCGGGGTTGTGCTCAAGCGCCTGAGCGGTAGTCGTACACCGGCGCTGCTGGATGAGGACACCATTGAGCGCTCCAGGCAGGTTGAGCTGAAACAATTGGGAGCAAGCTATCTAGCCAGTACCAGGCCCGCCACCGGCAGCACGCGGCATTTCATCGACAAGCTGCCGCACAACTTCCTGTATGCGGGGTACATCGCCAAGGCGCTGCCGAATGCGAAGATCATTTGCCTGCGTCGGGATCCCGTGGACACGTGCCTGAGCAACTTCCGCCAGCTGTTCGGCCAATCCGCGCCGCTGTACGGATACTCATTCGATCTGCTGGATACGGGACGTTACTTCGTGAGGTTTGATCAGCTGATGTCCCACTGGCAAGCTGCTTTTTCCGGCCGTATCCTTGAAGTGAGTTATGAAACACTGGTGCAGTCGCAGGAAGAGCAATCCAGGCGGCTTTTGGCATTTTGTGGCCTTTCCTGGGATGAGCGATGCCTGCAGTACGAGCAAAACGAAGCGCCGGTCAATACCGCCAGTGCAGTGCAAGTGCGAGCACCCATCTATCGCTCTGCGGTCAAGCGCTGGAAGAAATATGAAGCGCAACTGCAACCCTTGTTGCAATTATTGACCGAGGCTGGCGTCGTATTCGAACGCTGACAGCAGCCTGTAAGAGAAAAAAGCCGGCCCCGCATGCGCAGGGCCGGCATTCGTGGTGCATCACGGTTGATCCAAATGATCAGCGTTTCTTGTCGAAGCTGTACTTCGCTTCGAAGTAAATCGCCCGGCCAAACACGTCATAGTTATCGGTGTTGTAGGGCGAGTTCGTCAGGCCGTCGTAGCTGTGGTCCTTCGGCGGCATCGCATTGAACAGGTTGTTCACCAGCAACGACAGTGCCACGTTCTTCATCGGGTTATAGGTCACGCTGGCGTTATACACCA